GCTATCGCTGCTGCCAAGGCTGCAGGAGCTAGTGCTACAGGCTTCGAAGTTAATTGGGGCATCGGAAAGAACGGCATCACTCGCGCACCCGGTTCCGGAACCTACACCGGAAACATGATGGGCCTGTCTCACACAGAGATGAAAGCTGTAGAAGCCATTGACAAAGGTTTCGAACCTCGAACCTACAACATGAAAGACGAGACTGGCACGAAGTTCGAAGCGTCTGGGGGTATGAAGGTTGGAAACTTAGGTTACTATACTGGCAACGGCGCGTTTGTTAGTAGAACGGGTCAAGGGGCTAAATATGGTCTTATGAGCCACGCTCAAACTTTAGCCAAGGAAAACGGCATCACTACACAACAAGCTTTAGATGCTTTGGGTATTGCTCGAACCACAGGCACAACTCTCAAACAAGCTGTAGACGGTCAAAAATCTCAAGGAAGTGCTGGACAACAAAAAGCTGAAGAAGCACGTATGCAAAAAGAATCGCAGCCAGATGTTTCTAAAGAACAGGGGCCTGAAAAGAAAAGCGGCCCGACATCACAAGGTGGTCAAGGAAGTGGCCCACCAGATAAGGGACAAAGCAGCACCGGAGGAGGTTTCTTTGGTGGTGCAGAACCCGACATGTTTAATACAGGTGGTCGTGTTGGTTTAGCCAATGGTGGCGTAGCCGGACAGATGACAGGACAATCAGGGTTTGTAGACCAACCCCCTAGTCAAGTACCCGAAGGTGAAACCGTAGCAGACAACGTCGAAACCAAGCTTCCTGAAGGCGCGTTTGTTATCAATGCGGCTGCCGTCGAGTTCGCAGGAGAGCAAGATGTTAAGAAAATGCTCCTAGATGCCCATAAAGAAGCGGTTCGCAGAGGTTTAACGGTTGACAAACAGGGCAACGGTGCTAAAATGATAGATGTGGCTATTTCTCGTGGAGAAGTAGTTGTAGCTCCCCACCTATCTAAAATTATTGGCTTAGACCGTCTTCAAAAGATAAACAATCGCGGTAAGCAAGAAACCCAAGAACGCATCGAAGAAAACGGGCAAGAACCTACAGGTGCAGCCAAAGGTATGCTCATAATGGGCAGAGGCGATAACACGAGTCTAGACGTTACCGCTCCTACAGGCTTTGAAGAGGGAACTATGGACACAGGTTTTCTCAACTCTCCTCCAGAGTACCAGCCTCCCGCAGATGTAGGAGAAGACGTACCGATGCAAGAGGCAGCAGAGCTTCCGGAAGACTTCTCTAGCCGCCTCGAACAGCACTTCGGTCAAAACATATCGCGTACTCGAAACGATAAGTTTTACCGTTCACTTTCCGAACGTGAGCTACTGGCTCATCTGATTGTTACTGAAACTGCTGCTGCAGGTGCAGACCAAGACGACATGTACGCTGTAGGACAGACCGTTATTAATCGAATTAATTCTGATAGACCAGAGTTTAAAAACAAAAATACTGTTGCTGACGTTGCTTTATCTCGCCTCAAGAAGGGCGGCTACGAGTACACAGGTATGGACGTTACTCGCAACAAAGCAATACAACAAGAATTTAAGTCCACTCCAGAAAATATCCGCAATGGTTACGCACGGGCGTTGTCTATAGCAGATGACCTTCTTAGCGGAGAAATGGAAGCATCGCCAGTCGTCGGACCTGACGTTATGTGGTACACCCGACCGGATGCACAAAACAAGTGGATGCAAAAGAATTTGGAACGAGTAGAAACTTATGGTTCACATGATTTCTACAAGGCGTCCAACTAAAGACTTGTCAGCTACCCGCAAGTTCGCGGCCCTGACGTAACCGAAGCAGCTACCCACAGCCAAGTGGCCCTGCAATATGAGGTATAACAAAATGGCAACTAAAGTAAAAGGCCACCGTGCCAACAAACCAAACGATTCGTTTGGAACCGTGAATAGCAACACACTATATCGTAATAAATACCGTGATGAAGTCTATAAGGATGAGGATGACAACGAAGAAGCAGTAGAGGCTCAAGAAGCTGACCCCTCCAACAGTGAGGCTACTCAGCAACCTGAAGAGTCCAACAGCTTTGTCTCTGAAAAAAAGACTAGCGAAGAACACGATTACAAAAAACGCTATGACGACCTAAAACGTCACTACGACGACAAGGTTAACGAATTTAAGCAGGAGATTAACAATCTTCGTGAAGCTGTTCAAAAGAAGGTGGTTGATATGCCGCGAGGTGTACAAGCCCCCCGAACACAAGAAGAGCTTGAAGAGTTTAAAGAACGTTACCCTGATGTTTTTGAAGTGGTGCAGACGGTATCGTCAATCGAAACTGAAGCACAAGTTGCACAGCTAAGAGAAGAGCTTGGAACTATCAAAGAACGAGAAAAAGAACTTGAAAAGCAGAAAGCCTACGAGGAACTGCTCAGATTGCAACCGGACTTTGATAAAATAAAAGCAGACCAAGATTTTCTGTCGTGGCTAGAAGAACAACCTGCTTCAATATCCAACGGCATCTACAAGAACAATACGGATGCTAAATGGGCGGCACGGGTCGTTGACCTATATAAGGCAGACAAGGGCCTAGACCAGAAGAAATCCAAATCTTCATCTGCAGCAGAGGCAGTGACAAGAACCCCTGCGAGGGAAGTCAAGACCAATGCAACAGATGGTAAAAAAGTTTGGAAAGCTTCGCAAATCGCCAAGATGAAACCCCACGAGTTCGAAAAGCTAGAAAGCGAACTGGACTCTGCAAGGTCTGAAGGGCGAATCGACTTCAACTCTTAAACTAACCTCAAACAAAGAAGGAAAAGACCAATGGCTTTTGATAGCGCATCAGGTTATAATAACCTGCCTTCTGGTAACTTTACACCAGAAATTTTCAGCCAAAAGGTTCTCAAATTCTTTCGTCGCGCTTCGGTTGCGGAAGACATTACCAACACCGACTATGCTGGCGAAATTGAGAACTTTGGCGATACAGTTCGTATCATTAAAGAACCAACAATCACCGTATCTGCGTACTCACGTGGTTCAGTGGTTAACCCACAAGACTTAGCTGATGACCAAATCACAATGGTTGTTGACCAAGCAAACGCTTTTGCGTTCAAGATTGACGACATTGAAGAGCGTCAGTCACACGTTAACTTCGAAGCTCTTGCGACTTCTTCAGGTGCATATTCCCTGAAGCGTAAGTACGACGCTAACGTTCTGGACTCAATAGCAACTAACGCTGGCCTGACAGGCGAATCAGGTGCTGCTACTTCTCAAGTTAGTGGTATCGGTACGCTTGGTTCTGCTCTGGATATCGGTGGTAACTCTACTCCCGGTGATTTAGCAATCAATACCATGCTTATCATGGCACAGGCTTTGGACGAACAATCAGTTCCGGAAGAGAACCGTTGGTTTGTTGCTCCTCCAGCTTTTTACAAGCACCTGTTTTCAGCAGGTTCGAAGTTTGCAGAAGTACAGGTTACTGGCGATGCAACTTCACCTCTGCGTAACGGCCTTGTATCGCTGGGCAACATTGCTGGCTTCCAGTGCTATAAGTCAACTGCTCTTGTTTCTACAGGCGGCACCGACCAAATAACACTCACAGGTTTAGCAACTGATGGCACTGAAAACGCAATTCTTGCGGGTCACATGTCCTCAACAGCTACTGCTTCGCACATCGCGAAAACAGAAGTTGTTCGCTCAACTGAAACCTTCAGCGACATCGTTCGTGGTCTTCATGTGTTTGGACGTAAAGTCCTTCGCCCAGAAGCCATCGTTCGTGGCGTTGTTAGCTTAGACTAGTAGGGAGATTTACTAATGGCTACTTACAACGTAACGGGTGCCGTAGCAGGTATCCCTCTTGGTAGGAAGATGCAGACTGTCGAAGTTGTTCTTGACTTCACATCTACTTCTCTTGCCGCTGGCGACATTGTGAACGTCTTTGAAGTTCCAGATAATACTCTGGTTTTGATGGCTGGTATCGAAGTATTTCAAGCTGCATCTACAGGCTCACCTACAATAGACATGGGTGACGCTGGTGCTGCAGATACTTGGGTAACTGACGTTAGCGGTTCCGCTATTGCACAGGAGTTTGGTCAAACTGCTAAACTTTACACTGCAGCAGACAACATTGACATTCTCGGTGTTACTGCAGCATTCGACGGTAAAATTCGTTGTATTGCAGTGATGTGTGATATGGGTGACCCCGGCGTCGGCGCACCATTTGCATAAACAACTTAGTTGAGGGGGAGGGGTAACTTTCCCCCTTGACGACTTTTAATTAATATGATAAAAGCAACTAACCTTGCCGGGGATATACCCTATGCCACCTCGTAAAAAAGAAAACCCGATTAAAAAATCAACAACAGGCAAAAGCGCAAACTACCGCCCTACTAAGTCTGGTGCGGGTATGACTGCAAAAGGCGTCAAGGAATATAGAAAAAAGAATCCCGGTTCGAAGCTCAAGACAGCGGTGACCGGAAAGGTAAAAGCCGGAAGCAAGGACGCCAAGCGACGCAAGTCTTTCTGTGCGCGGTCTGCCGGACAAATGAAGAAGTTTCCGAAAGCAGCGAAAGACCCAAACAGTCGTCTTCGCCAAGCAAGAAAGAGATGGAAATGTTAGCAAATCTTATCGGTCCCGTAACAAATCTTCTTGACCAGTTTATTGAAGACAAAGACCAAAAGGCAAGGCTGGCCCACGAAATAGCCACGATGTCTCAAAAACATGCCCAGCAACAAGCGATGGGGCAACTCGAAATAAACAAGGCCGAAGCCCAGCATCGGTCTATTTTTGTAGCGGGTTGGCGTCCCTTTCTTGGGTGGGTGCTTTCTTTTGCGATGGCATGGCATTTTATCCTAGCTCCGTTCATTATTTTCGGTGCAGGGATGGCAGGTATGGAACTGCCTGAGTTGCCTGTGTTTGACATGGATAGCCTAATGACTGTGCTTCTTGGCATGTTAGGACTTGGCGGCTTGAGAACAGTAGAAAAGGTCAAAGGACTGACCAAGTGAGTTCGAAGCAAATCTTAGAATGGAAAATACTTCCACGATTTATGATGCTGATAATGACCTTGATGAGTTGGCGTTGTGCAGAGTGGTTTATGAGCTTGGAAGACCCGACAGCACCACAATCAGCGTTTGTCTCCGTTGTTATGGGAGCTATGACAGGTGCGTTTGGCGTTTGGATGAGCAACGAAGGAAAGAAGTAGATGAAATACGACACAAGCCACCTGCTTGATAAAGTAATCGAACACGAAGGAATGGTCTGCCAAGTGTACCAAGATACGCTCGGCATCGACACTATCGGCATCGGTCGTAACCTTCGTGACCGGGGTATTACCAAAGAAGAGCTAGAATACATGGACATCTCCGGCATGGAAGAGGTATACAAAAAGGGTATCTCTGAAGCTGATGCACGGTACATGGCTATGAACGACATTCGAATTGTCGAAAAGGAACTGGTCGCAGTTCATCCGTGTGTTGATAACCTCGATGCGGTTCGCCAAATGATACTTGTTGACATGGCCTTCAACATGGGTGTTCCTCGCCTGTGTAAGTTCAAAAAGATGTGGTACGCTATCCACGACTTAAACTTTGAAGCTGCAAGTTTTGAGATGACCGATTCGAAGTGGGCTAGGCAGGTTGGCAATCGCGCACACAAGCTTTCTGAAGCTATGAGAAAGGGAGAGTTTTGATGATTGAACGAGGTCGTCCCGGTATTAGAGCAGGAGGCTCTAAAAGTAAAAACCAGAAGGATACAAGCATAAACGCTCCTTCATACATAGGCTCTATTTACCGCACTAAAACAGAAAATAAAAACATAAGTGGAGAAGGAACAGTACCTCTAGGAAAAGCTACGGTTACTTTAGGCGGAGCATATTCTAGCAGCAAGGTAACAGAATCACTTCCGGAAAACAAAATTGGCATTCCTGAAAATGTTCAAACACAAATATATAAAAAGCTATCTGCCGGACTAGGTTACAATATTACACCTGACCTTAAAATTTCTGGATTTATAGACCAAGATAAATTTAGCGGAAACAAAAACACTAAAAAAACTGTGCAAATATCCGGCAACGTAAAAGGTGGTAGATTTGTAGGTTCATTTTCTGATTCTAGCACAGGCGAAAAAGTAGGACGTTTTAGTTTAGTTATTCCGTTTGCACATGGTGGCAAAGTAAAACCAAGAGGTAGAAAGGCTACGTATTGACATGCCCCTAACTAAAAAAGGCAAAGACATTATGAAATCGATGCAACGCACTTACGGGGGAAAGAAGGGTGAACAGGTCTTCTACGCAACAGCAAACGCTGGCAAAATCGAGGGTGTTGAAAAGAAAGCGCAAGGAGGGTCGGTTGGAAAGACTGGCTATGCGAAGGGCGGTGAAACGAAAAGCAAAAGTCGAGTTAATGAGGCTGGCAACTACACTAAGCCCGGAATGAGAAAGCAACAGTTCAATCGTATCAAAGCTGGCAGCAAGGGGGGCAATCCCGGACAGTGGTCAGCACGTAAAGCACAGATGTTAGCTAGTGCTTACAAGAAAGCTGGTGGGGGCTACAAGTCATAATGGAATGCTTCACGTCTTCTTGCTCGTCGTCTATATTGGTACTGGAGAGAATCGTTACCTCGCTAGTGGAGATATGTATTTCGCATCTATTACCACCTGTAATTTTTACGCAGCCCAGTCAACCAAGCGGTACGGAAGTTACCGCTACTTGGATTGGATGGACGCAAGAGACCGTGTTACCGCATATTGCATACCTAAGTATATAAAAGAAGGCATTGTAGAGGTATACTGACATGTTAGCAGAATTGGCAGCAGCAAATGCAGCGTTCGGCGTTATTAAGTCTGCTGTCCAAAATGCAGGGGACCTTGCAAAAGCCGGAAGTGCAATCGGCAAGTTCGTAGGTGCAAAGGAAGAAATTGAACGCAAGATACAAGGTAAAGCGAGAGGAAGTGCCTCTGGTTCAGACCTTGAAAACTTTATGGCTCTTGAATCTATTAAGCAACGAGAAGCCGAACTCAAACAGATTATGATTTACACGGGTCGTCCCGGACTGTGGCAAGATTGGCAGCGATTTCAAGTTGAAGCTAGAAACCAACGACGAGACCAAGAGCGTAAATTACGAGCTAAAAAACAAAGAACTCTTGAAATACTTGTGATTGCAGGGGCTATAATTTTAGGAGTAGGTGGGCTTGCAATAGCAGCGTACTTCTTAAAAAGCTTGCGTTAGTTTGCAAAAAGGTGTATAATAATCATAAGCACAGAAATACATAGGACATTGTTATGAGCGATTTAAAAACTAG